CCCTGCCGCTGCCGCAGCCGCTCCGTGAACTCATCCGCCCCGCTATCCGGCGTGAACGCCGCCGCAGGGAGATTGCTCGGCAGGACCAGCCGGCAGCGGCTCGACACCGTCAGGCCCATGTCGTTCGCGCAGTTGCGCGCCTGCTTAAAGTAGCGCTCCTGCACGCGTCCCCAGCGGTCCACCGTGTCCGCGTCGCGCGGCTGCGCACTCAGCGCGCGCTCCACCTCCAGCGTCGCGACCTGGTACTCGTGGTGGGCGATCAGATAGCGGCCGAGGTTGTCCGCGTCGAGGTCGGTATAAAGCCCGACGTCAATAAGCTGACGCCCCAGCGCGCGGAACTCGCGGTGCAGCGGCTTCGGCAGCCAGCGTGGCGGCTTCGCCTTCTGCGGGGCCGGCACGACCACCTCACGGTCGCGACGTGCGTCCTCCTCGGCGCGCGTCAGGTGCTTGCGCCCGTTCCTCACGACCAGATCGGTCGGTTGTCTTGCTCCTGCCATTCGCCCGCTCCTTTCTCAGGCATTCCCCAACGCGGCGACGATTGCCTTCTCGCGGTCACTCAGCTCCCAGACAAACTGCTCCCGCTTCTCCGCCGCCGCCTTCTCCGAAAGAAGAAAACCTCCACCGTAAATGGCCGCTTTCTTTTCGCGCTGCGCATCAAGCGCCCTTATAAAAACAGCGTCCTCCTGCGCAACTTTTAAAGCCTTGCGTCTGCCGGTTTTTACGATTGTCGATGAGGTCAAAACATAATCTGGATACACGTATCCAGGCAGGTCCGCTGCGGACTCGTGACGGTTTTCGTCATCAACAGTTTTAATTGCGGAATAAAATTCAGGATCGGTTTCGATTTTCATGGATCCAAGGTTGGTAACAAACGAGGTCGCGACCGTCGCACCGTTTTCATAAGTCACGTTCGCACCAATCGGCAAATAGTTGCATGTCCCGGCCGCGATGCTAAAAAGCGTCAGCGCCGGCGCAAAGAGGAAAAATCGGATGCCGCGCTCCGTGTAAAATCGGCAGATCTGCGAGAGAATAGAAAACGGCGGGTTGTCGATCACCACGCAGCCGTCCGGGTAGGTCTCGTGCTCATAGTCGCCTCCGGGGTAAAATGGTCGAATCACCGGCGCGCCCTGCAAGCCGTAGTGCTCCAAAGCCCAGTCGCGGATCACCTCGTAGATGTTCTGCGGCGTGTAGCAGTCGTCGGTGGTGAGTTTCGGCTTGAACTTATCCACAAAGGCGTCGTATTCCTCAGAGCGCTCGCCCTCAGCGCCGCCCCAGAAATGGCCGCTCTCCGGCTCTGGCTTGGCGCGCTCATACGCGCTGACGTGGATCGTCTCGACCTCCGCCATCGTAAAGCCAGTCAGCCCGGTGTCAAACTCCAGCGCCTGCAGTTCCTGCATCTCGAGCTTGAGCCGCCCGGCGTCCCATACGCCCGCCTCGGTCAGCCGGTTGTCCGCGATGATGTAGGCGCGCCGCTGCGCCTCGGTCAGGTCGCTCACCGTCACATACGGGACCTCGGCCATGCCCTCGGCCCGCGCCGCCTCTACGCGCCCATGTCCGGCGATCAGGTTCTTGTCCTCGTCGATCAGCACCGGCGAGACGAAGCCAAACTCGCGCAGGCTGCGCCGCAGCTGCTCGATCTGGTCCGGCCCGTGGATCTTCGCGTTGTTCTCGTAAGGGATCAGATCGTCAATGCGCACCGTCGGCAGGTTCTTGACCGCCACGCGCACCGGCGTTCTCTCCGCCGTTTCCTTCTTTCTCATGCCTTGCCTCCTGTCGTTGTGTCCGGCGCAGTCCCCGGCCCTCGACGAGCGAGAGCGCGGGGGACAGATCCGTGAAGGCTATGGCCGGCTGCTAAGAGCCGGGGACCACACCGGATGTGTTGGTGGCTGCCCCACCGGGCCTACGTCAATACACCACGCATCAAGCGCAGTCCTTCGGCCCAGGCAGGGCAGCGTTTTGCTTTTCTTTGCTCCTGCGCATTCCCCGCCCCTCGCAATTCGAGGGCCGCGGGGTAGGAGGAATAACATGACCGCCCCGGTCAAAGAGCGGGGAACACGCAGGAACCTCCCGCTGCATTTTCGCAGCGCCTTTCCGTTTCCGCTGCGTTCCCGCAGCAGTTTCTTGTCCATGCTGCGCTTCCGCAGCGCCCGCCTCCCGAAATTCCCCGTGGGGAAAAAATCTTGCACGAGGGAGGGCCGGCGGTTTCCAAGGGCAGCGCCCAAACTTTCTGACCCCGGGGAGGGGTCTGCAAGGAAGCCCCGCGCGACGCTTTCGCGACGCGCCCGAGCGCCCAAGCCTACTGCCGCGCCGCAGCGCCGCGGCGCTTTGATTTGCTGCGATTCTCGTGCATTTCTCGCGCCGTCTTGCGGCTATGGCAGCTGTGGCAGAGGCTCTCGAGGTTGTTTCGGTCGCAGAAGGTCTGCCAGTCGCCCTTGTGGTCGACGATGTGGTCGACATCCGTCGCGCGGACCCGCCGGCCGTGCCGGGCGCACTCGCGGCAGAACGGCTCGCGCAGGAGCTGCGCCGGCCGCAGGTCGAGCTTCCACTCGTCGGTCTGGTACATCCAGCGCCAGGACTGCGCTTCCTCACTGCGCCGGTCGCCGCGCGGCCGATGGGCGTCGCAGTATCCATCGCTCACCAGCACGCAGCAGCCGGGATGCCGGCAGGGTCGGAGCGGCTTTAAGGCCATCGGGCTATCACCTCCGGGCAAAAAACAAAAAGCCTGCACCGACACAAACCGCATACAGCGGATCATGTGGCGCAGGCGCTAAGGCACAGGCACTCGTCGATATTCACGATGGACTCCATCCGGCAGCACTTGCAGTAGACCGGCAGGTCTTTTGCTCTGGTTCCGGGATCGAGCCGAATGACTTTGCCGCGCCCGCATCTCGGGCACATCAGCCATCCGTCCTTTGTGACCAGTTTACCATCATTTCGCTTTGATTGCAACACTTTTCACCCTCTTTTCTGCGTTTGTCACTAAAAAGCCAATAGGTTACAAGTAATGTCGCGCGCACGCGCGCACGCGATTCCTTATGCCTCGATCCAGCTTGCCACCCGGTAGCTGCCGAATTGACTGCCGCCGGTCCGCACCCGTGGGAGCACCGCGTCGAACGGTATCGTAATCGCATCGCTCTCGTCAAGCCACACCTCCGGCGGCGGCAGCTTTGCACGAAGGCTGCGCGAGCAGCTCCACGGATGCCGCCCCACCGGAATGATGATCCCGTCGCTGCGCTCCTTGGTGAGGTAGCGTGCGAGGTAACGAAAGCCGAGCACCTTGCCGTGCCGCTTATATACCGGCCAATCCGTCACCTCGCCGTACTGCCACAAAAACCGCACCTCTGCCGGCGAGAGCTGCCGGTAGTCCGCAACGAGGTGGATGTGATACCTGTGCGCCCCGTGCAGACCCTCAATGGCCGGGATGTAGTCAAGCCCGCCCTTGCCTCGATAGCGCTCCACGCGCCGCAGGAAAGCCCGCAGTGCCTTGCGCACATCGGCGAAGCGCTCCGGCAGATGCTCGTCGTCGAACTCCAGAATGTAGTGCGTGGCGTACTTACCCATGAGCGCGATCATCAGCTCGAGCCGGTCGGTGGAGTCGCGGTTGAGCACCGTGCGCCGCTGCGCCTTGAGGTCGGCCTTGGCGCGCCGGTCCTCGTCGGTGTCGGAGGGCGCATAGCGCGGCGGCATCGTCCCGCGGTATTCCTTGACCAGATTCCCCGCGCGCTGGCGCACGCAGTAGAACCGCTCAGCCATACACGCTCCCGACCATCCCGGCGACCGCGCCGGTGAAATCGTCCTCAACAAAAGAAAACCATCGCAGCGCTCTGTGGTAAATCTCCGCGTGCGAAGTGCTGCCATCACACAGATTTGCACCTGCGGTCGCATGGTTTCGGTCGCAGCCGACGCTCATCAGCAGCTTGATCATCCGTTTCCTTGTCATTTTGTCCCTCCGTATCCGAGCTTGTCCAGACCCGCGTTGACCGCGCGCCAGTGCTCAATGTCAAACTTCCCGTCGTTGCGCTGCATCAGGTAGAGCTTCGAGGCGTCCAGCCCGCAGGCCTCGGAGAGCTTGATCATCGAGCCCGGCCCCTTTTCTGACCAGTACCGGTTCAACCGGGCAAAGATGTCCGCTTTCTCGCTCGACGCATTCCCGGCAAACCGCGGCTGCGGCGTTGCCTGACCGACCGCCAACGGCAGCTTGATCTCCGTCGGCTTCGGCACGTCGACCTTCTCCTCGGGCGGTCTCTCCGGCGGCTCGACCGGCTTCGGCTCCGGTCGGCTTACGCCCTCCGCCGCGGGGATGTCGGACAGCGGAGGCTTCGCGGCTTTGCCCGATTCGGGCACGTTCCCCGCGACCACCTCCACCGCGCCGAGCGCGGGAAAATCCTCGACC